TGCCATGGTGCTTAGGGTGCACTCAACTATTTCCTCCAAAGACCCGTAGGTCAAGGAGTTAGTAGTGGGAAGTATCTTAAGTCCCTACCCGTGCCGAGGATAGAGAATGCTCTTTATTCATTCTCAGGCGCCACCTCGTTCCGCGTCCCACTTCGTGGGCTCTCCGGAGCTACAAGCCTACGCAGTGAACTCCAGTATTTGTATACTGAAGACACCCGTAGGGCGAAAGGGTCTAGCTCAGGGCGTACAGTTGCCTTCGTAGAAGGCAACGGCACCAGTCCGGCTTTATCCACAGATCTCCATATCTGCGATATAATAGCAGAGACTTGCACCAAGTTCATCTTGATGTTAATTGCCTGGAGGTGACGTAATGATTTCGAGTGCAGCTCGAGAGAGTTGGATGCAGAGGCCATGGCCTTATTTGCTGCACTATCCGTTAACCGAGTTACCGGATCCTCGATTTTCTCAGTGAAGAATAAATCTTCCTGATACTCCTCTAGACTGGCGATCGCGGGATCCACCAGAGTGCTCTGTACCGCAGTACAAAATGGAGTTAGAGCTGTCAGAAACGACTCATCCAAAGGACGAGAAGTGTCTGCACTTTTGCTCCATAGCCATTCGGGCCATGTCTTGAATGCCAACCGAGCTCCCATAACTGGGTTCGTTAGGGATACACAGAGTGCGAGGACCCGTTTGGACAATTTGCCCCAACGTGCCGTTCCCACTCTCGTGGCGACCCTAAACCCTCCGCCAAGAGCCCGCACGAAGTTCCCGAGAGTACCCGACGGGTACCAGGCAGCTAGTGCGCATGCTACTCCGGACTGGGACTGCGCTGCAGCCCAGAACTTTGTTGGCATGCCGGACAGGTCAGATCCTTGGTAAAAGAATCTTTTCGCGAACTCAAGGGTTTTCCCTGAGCTCACTAGACTTTTCGCCAACCCGATCTCCACACCGAGTAACCGGCATAATGCACGGTACTTCTTGGCTACGCGGTCGTCAGCAATGACTATGTCATCGCCTAATACCGCGTATAGGGCAAACCAACCTTTGATGCCCGCTCGTTGTGCGGAGTACTGTACCATAGCGTGGTGGATTAGAGCGAGCATACCCCACGAGGAGTATGCACCCATTGGTTGCCCGACTGCATAACGGAGGAACCGAGTTCCCACGTTCTGCTCCCGTGCGATCCTTTTCGGAATCACATAGGGTCGAGCAACTAGTAGGGCTGCCCAAGCTCTTGCGAACTTTTCACCGAATACACACGCTAACAGAACCTCCTGGATTCGGATGGGTATACGATCAGTCGCGGACGAAAGATCGTAAGAGTAAATGATCTGATGAGAATTTACTCTCTTTAATAGACGCTCGACCGGCTTAAGCTGGTCGAAAGTCCCATCTTGTGGGATCTCTTTCAAGATCTTGAAGAGCCACTTGTGTAGTGGATAAAGAGCCCATTGTGTCCAGCAGTCTGTCAGAGCCACTACCCGGATCTTCCCCGCCGCTTCTGGAAGGAGGGCAAGACGTCCGCAGACATTCTTACCGTATCCGTGCACATTCAGGACCTTAGTCCTGTCTGTCGCACGGGCCTGCCGATAAAACACGGCAGTATCTTCCAGCAACGTCCAAAGACTCTTCGTCGTTCCGTAACCTCCTGGAACAGTTTCCAAGAAGTCACGTAATAGATTAGAGCCTAAGGACGCGAAGCCATCCATTCCTGGAGTGGCTGTCCACTTCATTGCTGAAGAGAACCGGTGCGCGAACGAAGTAGGGGTTCCGGATAGCCAGGCCGGTACAGGCCTCTTGATAGACTTGAGGTTAGCGACTTTCTCGCTAATTTTGGGATCCTCAAATCGGTCTGCAGAGACTGAAGAGATCACAAACGGCTCAGGCCGTCCGTAGTCTTCAGGACTCACATCCCGAAGGTCGGTGATCGTGTCGAACCGAAGTTTGTCCAATTCAACACCAGAGTGTGCTTGAATCCCTGGAAGGAAGGTGTTAAGAAGAAAGGATCTCCAATCGGTTAGAAAGGAGTCTTTCAGCTCATTACCTAGGCCAACGATAGAAATAAAGTTAGGCCGTCCCTTACAAGGCATCACCCTGTACATTCCGAAGAATGTCAACCAAAGCCGGATTGTCTCTCTGTTACCAGAACGGATCTGTGTCCGCACGAATGCAGGCATAATCCGCGGGAGTCCATCCCGAGACCGAGCAACTGCAACCTTTCCAATCTTTCTTGAATGGAAAGACAGCTGTCCACCGGGTAATGATTGCATAAGTGCAACATTACAGACTTTCAGGTACAGAAC